AATTCGGAGGGGGTTTTGGTTGCCCAGTTGTTAAATCAATCGCCGGGGGCATCACCTGTGCTTGAGCAAATCCCGGCCTTCCCTCTGGCATCGGGGGTTGATACATCGGATTGCCGGTTATGGGGTCTGTAAAATAACGACCACCGGGTGTGACACCGGGTGGTAGATTAGATATTCCTCCACCGCCAACTGCTGCGTCCACTGCGTCTTGGATTGGATCGGGTTGTGTTTCAGATCTCATAAAATTAGCCATTTGTTCATACATCTTCTCCATCCCTGGGAGTGGAGGGAAGAGTTTTTGCTCGTCATAGTTTGGTCCTGATGGTGGTCTTGGCGATTGTATTGCTCCGCTTTGTTTAAGTTTTCTTACCTCTTCCGCTAATTTATTCATTCGTGGGTCTTTTATTCTTTTTGATTTGCCTTTGATAAGACGAGGAATTGTTTTTCTTGGCGCTAAACTCGGAAGTCCCAGTTCGCCGTATCTGCCTACAGGCCCACCTCTTTGATAACCAAATAAACTCCTCATCAGTCCTTACTCCCTGATTTCTTTTCTTGATTAATGCGTTGTCTGTCCACGTTTGCCTTTAATACTGCTATATCTTCCTGTGCCCTTAAACTCTCTTCTTCCGATTGATCCTTTTGCTTTAACTTAGCTTTGTCTAATTGAATCTTCTTCGTATCCGCTTTATCTTTTTGCTTTAACTTAGCTTTATCCAAAGAACTCTTTGTTGTATCCGCTTTATCTTTTTGCTTAAGCTTGACACTATCTAATTGGATTTTCTTCTCGGCAATTAGTTTATCATCTTCATTCTCTTTTGCACGGATTTCCAGTTCCTGTTGCTTCAATGCAACCACACCATCATCCGGTGGGGTTATAACTTCTTCCAGTCTTGGCATGATTTGTTCAAGGATCTTGGCTTCTATTTGTGCCTTTAGTATCTCTTTCTGCGGATTGGGCGGCGGAGGGGGTGCCATACCGCCTTGAGGAGGTGCCATACCGCCTTGTTGCATTTGCGGTATTTGTTGCGGCATTTGCTGGGGACCCTGTTGCGGCATTTGCTGTTGTTCCGGCATTTGCTGATCGGCTAACTTCTGTGCTTCCAATGAAACGTGTTGGAAAACGTGCGATACCAGTGATGACATCGCCATCGGATTGGCCATGGGAATTCCAGTTTCCAAGAAAGACAGATGCACCTCAATGTGTATCATGTGAGCTTGTTCAGGGAAAGCGGTTAGAGGCGCACCCATCAAAGCCGCCCCATCCTCTTGGGCGGGATCCACAGGAGCGGGTGGTGGTGGATCGGGAACAAATAAAGCGTCAATGTTTTCGGAGCCAAGGGCTTGATACATTCTGCGGTAGGATTCCTTAATATTATGAATTTCAGGATTGCTTTGTACCAATTGTAATTCTTGTTGGGCTAAGGTAATTCGCTGACTCATGGAAAAGAAGTTGGGATCGCTGACTGGAACCACATCGATGCGATCGTCAAAGTCTGCTTGTTTTATGGCTTGGTCCCCTCCTACTACTTGGTAGGGATATTGAGGGGGTAGGTATTCAGAGAACAACCTAGCCAGTATTTTGAATTCTGTTTTTTGGGCGTAGTGCAATCTTTTATGGACGGCGGACATCACTCTAGTACCTTGTTCCAATAGTGCCATGGTCGTACCCACTGGCATCTCCTGATTGCCTTCCCCTATTTGTAAGTTCGTAATCGACGCAAAGCGTTGTCCTGCTTCCACACAAAAACCGAGTAGTTGCATAAGGGTAGCCGATGGTTCTTTGTACGGCAGTGGTACTAATGAATCTCTTAAGGCTCCGCCCGGTGCGTCCACATCTCTGAACTCACCCGGTTCCAACGGAGTTTCGTCGTCCCTGATTCTCAGTCCACGGGCTTTAAAACCGGCAGGAAGATTCGCTAAGGTTCCGGCATCAATCAGTTGCCTGAGTGCGCCAGTCGCTGTTCTCGATAAACCGCCAATCATGTGTATTAGACCAAAGCCGTAAAAGCCAAGGCCAGGGAGGAACTTATAATGCACAAAATATTGGGTCTTTCTTTTTAACGGATCATCCTGTCGGTAATTTCTACGGATAGCTAATACCTGACCCGATGCTCTGTCTACGGTAATAATAAAGGGGAGGTGAAAGCCTTCAGGATCTTCAAATCCCGGTATGTCCGTGGATACGTGAAACTCCAGTAGTTCATAAGTCATTTCATTGATGCCGGCTTGAATGCCTTCCAGTTGGTCTTCCTTGTCTTTGGAATCATTGGCTATGTTGGTTTCCGAAGGCTGTAGTGGGATGTCCCGATAGAAACCGGCAACTTGTTGGGTGCGTATTTCATTGTGCGTCATCTTGACTATGTGCGTAACGCGTTCACAGGTGGCTAAATCACTGGCAGTATAAGGGACCACCAAATCTTCTACAGGGACGAAGGAGCTAACTGCTCTTTGTTTGCTGGCATCGTAGTACACTTTCTTGAAAGCGGTACCTGCCAAGGGCAAATAGAACAACAATTGGTCCATTTCAGGGGTATATTCCTCCATTACCGTAGTAATTTGGTAGTTCATAAACTCTTGAACTCTTCTTGCTTGATCTTCCGTTTCCAGTGTTTCTTGGCCCAAGACCCTTGTTTTTACCGGTCCTTTGGGGGGTAAAAGCTCTTTAAAGGCTTGTGCTTGGAATTGGGTTATTGATTCGGCTAATAATGGGTGGGTTACACCGGAAGCACCCGGAAAAGGACGATCCCTTTCCTCATATTTGAAACCAAGTAAGTCCAAACCTTTAACATAAGCATCTTCCCACTCGGAGCGGGAACCTTTATCATCTTCAAATTCGCCAATAAGATCATTGGCAATGTTTCCCAAATCCCCTTCATCTATAAATTCAGCTAAATTAGCCTCAAACGGGACTTCGCCCATGGGGTCTTCATCGGGAAAGTAATTGATTTCAGCACCGCCGCCATCGGATAACTCCACGGCGATATCATCCATTCCGTTCGGGGACAACGGCTCTTCTATTTCAACTTCCGTGCCGTCTTCAACTTCCAGATCAATGAGATCTGACAACCTTTCTATGTTGGTTGGTACTCTGTTCTCAGCCATTTAGCTTCTAAAATACGCCTGTGAACTTCGTACCTCTGAGAGCTTCTCCGCCGCCTCGGCTTTTGCCTTTACCGGCACCGGGTTTAGGCCCTTTGGAAGTAGCTTGAGTTTTGGTCTTTGCGTAAGGAACAAAACCTTGGTCCTTTATCTTTTCACCTTTGTCTGCCATTGTATACTCCTAGTAATATTCTTTTAGCCTGCGAGGATGGCCATCCTGCATGTCATCATCAGATTCTAAACCAATAAACCCACCCTGTCGATAACGCATTAGTGCCTGTGTAGTGGAATCCACCAAGTCATCGTAGTCACCGAATGGAAAAGCTGCACATTCCTCGACCAATTCCTCCGCCCAGCGTGTTTCCGGGACGTACACCATGCCCGCTTCCAGTAGGGGTGCCACCGCATTTACCCTCGCGATCTTATCTTGCCCTTTACCGGGGGAATAGTTCACTACAGGGATACCCGCTTGGCGTAATTCGTCAGTTAACGGGAGCCCCGATGCCTTGGCTTCCACGATGATGGTATCAGGATCCCAATAAGTGTATTGTTCGTAAGCGACCCGTTTCAGTTCCGGGAAGTCCCAGCGTCCTTTTTTGACGTCGAGGAGTAAAAGGGCGGGTCTTGTAGAGTTCTCGTCTGGGTAAAATACGCACCACGTCGTGATCGCTGAGTAGTCAGCAGTTTCTTTTTTTGTATAAGCCGTGTCGTACGATTGGATGACATATTGCATTTGGGGCACGTCGTCGTGCGTCCATTTTTTCCACCATTCCCGTTTCAGTATAGCACCTTCTTCTGAAGTGGGGTTCTGCATCCACTGCGCTTCCCATTTGCTGACCGGCAGCGACGCTTTGACCCCTTCCAGCTCCGGTAACGTCCAATACTCCGGCCATAGTGCGTTCCCGGTTTCAGGGAAAATAGCGGGGAATTCCACCACTTCCCACTGATCGGCGTGGTCCTCCATCTGTTTCGATAAGAGCTTTCCTGTTAAGTCCTTGGTCGACCAGCGCGTCATCACGATCACGATGGAGCCTCCGGGCTGTAGCCTTTGTCGCGGACCCGATGAGTAATAGTCCCATGCGTTTTCCAAGGCCTTGGGCGAAAGGGCATCCTGCTCCGAGTGGATGTCGTCCAACACCAGTAGATCCGCTCCCCTTCCGGTGACCGCTCCGCCAATACCTGAATAGAAGGCTTCCCCACCGCCATTGGTTTCCCAACGTCCGGCGGATTTGCTGTCCGCTTTTAGCTTTACTCCAGGGAACACCTCTTGGTATTCCGGTGAATCGATGACATCTCTTACCTTTCTACCGAAACGGAAAGCCAGTTCTGCTGTATGCGTTATCTGCATGACTTTTAACTTCGGATTTCTCCCCAATACCCATGAAGGAAAATAAGTTGAAGCGAATTCACTTTTGGTATGCCGCGGTGGCATGTTTACTATTAATCTTTTTAATTCGCCCTTGGCTACTTTCTCCAGCTTCTCGGCGAAGATCTTATGATGCGTGCCTTCAATGAAATCAGGCCAGATGTATTTTACGTATCTTAAGAAACTGTCATAGCCTTCGCGTTGGAGTTCCTTGGACTTCAGTGCTTCAGTAAGCTCCAGCAGCTCCTTGGTCGCATCAGGGTAGCGATCCGCTAACTGTTCTAGGTCAATGCTCATGTTCCACTATGTTCTTGCACCACCACCAAAAGTCCCCCTCGGTGAGTGTGTGTTTCATTATATTAACCCGGTGACAAACTAATTGCATGTTGCTGGCTATATAGCCCCGGTGAGGATGGATACGATCAATGGATATATTAAACTCCTTTTTACCGGTTCCGTCTTTGGCATAGGTCATTAGCATACCAGATAAGGCACAACGGCCCTTTTGTTTTTTGTATAAAGAAATAAGATTTTCAGGCTCAATGGCCCATTCCATTTCAGGATTTTTCTTCCCACGGGAGTATTTTAACTGAGAATAGAGATGACGGATATAGGACTCAGGAGTTTTACTCCGGCTTTTATTACGTTCCGCATTGGTACAATTTCTACAAATATTACGGGGATATTTTTTATCGAGAACCTCAAACTTATTGTTTGATAATTTTTTTCCACAGGCCTCACATTTTTTCATACATAAAAATTTTCGACGGACAAGGGACTCCTATCCCTTTTTTATTGTGCAAGGGGTCCCCTTTTTTGTCAAAGTTTCTGGATATTCTGTCCATGTCTCTTTTTTGCTCTTTAGTAAGAAAGACAGAACGAATAGCATAGGGGGGGATAGGGGGTCTATATTGTACTAATCAGATAAAACCAGCAAGAAGAGAAGAGAAAAGAAGAGAAGAGAGGAGAAAGTATGGAGTGCTTCGCACACTTTAAGTTAACACTTCTTCGCTACGCTCGAAGTGGGCAAATTTTCGCGCGGCCCTGAAAGTAGCAAGGCCGCGCGAATGGTTTTACGCAGTCTCTAGGTCTAACTGCTCTTGTGGATTCTGTAGTTCGTCCATGAACTCAACACCTTTCTGCGCCAGT